GTCGAATGTGAGTGAATGCGATTGTGCGAAGTAATGAATGATTCGTTCCCAATTCCATTTGACAACGGCTTTTTCTTTTCTGACAGCTTCAAAATCTTCAGCGGTCAATGGTTCTGGTGCTTCTTCTTCTTCCTGTTCCGTGATCGGTTCTTCAAATAAATTTTCAAAGCCATCAATGAATTTCTTTTTAAATGTCAAATATGCCTGAATGATTCCAAACACTTCAGTGATTTTGACATCCATAAATTCATTGGCCCTTTCAGCTTCATTGTATGTTCTTGGCTCAATTACATTGTGATTCCATTCATTCAGTCGGTTTTGCCTGTAAAGGATAGCACAGATTTCTGGAAGCTTCAGCAAATAGTTGACATTAAATAAATGTTCCAAGTCAATAAATTCGCCCAGCGTGATTGTGTTCAATTCTTTGAAATGATAAGACAAAACACTTCGTGAAAAGTTCAAAGACGGTTGAACCTTCAGCCAATCCATTTGTTCAAACAGTTCTTGCAGTTTATCCGTATCAACATCATTCCAAAGGTCATCTTCAATGGATGTGTTTGTAAGAATAAAAAGCTGGTCCATTTTGAAAGACAACAAAGAATGAAAGTCATCTTCTTCGACACTTTTCAATTGAATGAACTGATCAAGCGTTATTTCTTCCCAGCTATTTAGTAAGATCATTTCCCTTCAGTTTGGTCACAATGTCCTTCAAAATCAAATTCACATACGGCAGAATCACATCGGCTGTGACCTTTGCCCGGAACAGTTCCGCTTTGCTTTTGATATGCGAATCATCGTAATGGACCATTCTGTCCAGTGCTAAATTTTTGTAGATGACAGCCAACATTTCGCCCATATATTTTTGATTATCTTGCTTGATGTACTTTTCAATCTTTGCCAGATCACGAACTGAAAGCTTAAATTCGGGACCAGTGTAAGCGGTGTAAATTATGCCATCAACTTCAATGGTTGGTTTAAAAACAGTACATTCCCAATCTTCATCTGTGAATGTTTTTGTGAGGTCAATAAATTCGCTGGGAGTGATGATGTCAATTTCTTCATCACTCAAACCAAGCACAGCAAAAACACGAAGGTAACGGTCAAAGATGTCTTGATCATCGCCATTGAGAATGACACAAAGCTGTTCAAATTCAGCCACAGTGATTTCATTGATGGCATTGTTCATTGTTCTTTTGTTTCCAGAAATTTCAATTTGTATCATTTTTTAAAAAGTTTAAAGGGGTTAATATAATATATAATAAATGAATTTACCAAAGTATAAAATTACGATTGATGAAGCTTACGGTGATGGCGAAGATTTGGGAATTTCTCAAATTGCTTTCACCGCAACACCAGCAATAAAGGTCAAAGGTATGGCTTTTTCTTCAAACGAAAAAAGATATTTCACAGATGATGTGAAAATGCGTATTGCTGCACCGGCTTTGATTCCGATGGAAATTTACCGTTGTGATGAAGATGGCGAATATTTTGCTGAATTTACTGAAGCGGAAATTGAAAGATTGGTTTCAAAGTTTATGGCAAACCTTACAAACAGCGGTAAATTCAACATTGAACACAACGAAAATGATGTTGTTCCAGCTTACATTTTGGAAGCTTGGATAGTAAATGATCCTGCCAGAGATAGAGCAAAAACAGAATTTAATATTGATACAAAAAAAGGGACTTGGATGGTTGTTAGTCAAGTAACAGATGTAAATTACTACAATCAGCTTGTTGCAAATGTTCAAGTTGGATATAGTATTGAAGGATTTCTTGGTTTGAAATTATCAGAACAAATAAACAAACATAAAAATAAATATACAATGGAAGGAAAACCAACGTCACTACCTGAAGGAACAAAGTTCGAGGTTGATGGCATCAAATACATCGTAAAGGATGGAAAAGTAATGACTGAAGCTTTGGAAGAAGCGGTTGTTGCAGACACAACAGAAGCACAAATGACACTTCCATTGGAAGAAGTTCCAGCTGAAGAAATGCCAATTGAAGAAATGGCTGTTGAACCAGTTGTTGAACCAGTTGCAGTTGTTGAACCAGTTGTTGCAACACCAACAGCAATGCCAACAGAAGCGGAAATTCTTGCAATCATTCAGCCGAAGCTTGATGAAATTTACAAGATGATCGCAGACTTGAAAGCGGAAGAAGTTTCTGAAGAAATAGTTGTGCCGGTTGATATGACTAAAACAAAGATGTCAATTCACGATCGGTTTTCGCAAGTGATGAAGATTTCAAAAGAAAATTAAAAAAACTTTAATTAAATTATAATATATTAATAACGAAATAAACAAAATAAAAAATGGCAAGAAAATTAAAATTCGACATTACAATTGATGCAAACGCATTGTTATGTCCAAACCCAAATGAATTTTACAGCAAAGCTTATATCAGCGAAGACATCGTTGGAAATTACAGAACGCTTGCTGGAATAAAATATAAAACAAAAATTGCAAACGTATTGTTTGACAGTTTATTGAAGTCATCAATTTGTACTTGGTCTGCAACAGATTCAACGCTTGATGCGATTGATATTGATGTTTGTCCATTATCTGCAATGGCTCAAATTTGTCGCTTCGATATTGAACAATCATTTGTTTCAGCTTGGATGGCAAAAGGTGCTTCTGCTCCGTTTGATGTGAACGCTTTTATGTCTTACTATTGGGACGAAATGAGCAAACAAATTGGTGCTGAAATCGAATCAATTCGTTGGCAAGGAAACACCGCTGGTTCAACAAGCACTTATTTAGATGAGTGCAACGGTTACGAAGTTCAACTTTGTGCTGATCCAGCAGTTGTTCAAATTACAGCAGCTTCAGTTGATGCTACAAATGTTATTGCACAAATGAATTTAGTTTATTCTGCATTGACACCAGCATTGCAAGGAAAAAGAAATGACTTACGTTTTTACGTTTCTTCAAATGTTTTCGCTGCATTTTTACAAGCAACATATAACTATTCAAACGCAAACATTCCTTCAATAGAAGGCGGTCTTGTTGCGACTTGGTTAGGTATCAAAATTGTTTGTGCTGAAGGAGCTTCAAACAACACAATGGTGTTAACAAGCAAAAACAACTTGATCTATGCTTTTGATGGCGATAACGATGCGAAAGTGTTGAAATCTGTAAACTTAGAAGACACAGTTGCTGAGCCAATCCTTAGAACACGAGTTGACTTGAAAATGGGATTCTTTTACACAAATCCTTCTGAAATAGTTTTCTATTCTGCAGGTCCTTGTTCTTAATACAATAGAACAACAACAATTTTAAAGGGGCGGATGAAATGTCCGCCTTTTTTTTAAACAATATAAAAACAAAAACAAATGGCTTGTAACGAATTAGAAACAATTATCAAAGGCTGTGATAATAATAACGGTGGTATTTATACGGCTTATATTGGCGATATGGATGACATTGCAACAATCACAGAAAACCCAGCAACGTGGTCAATCACAGCAATGACATTGGCAGCATTAACGCCAGCTTTGTCTTTTCACTTTAAACGTAATACTTCAAACTACACAGATGAAGTTGCTTCTGATTTAATTGCTGGAAGTTCTTTTGCTACATCAACAATTAACTTGGTTTTTCATCGTAGAGATGCTGACAAATCAAAAGCAATCAAAATTCTTGGCGAAGGTCAGCGTTATTTATACGTTGTTGTAGGTGATGCAAACGGTTTATTCTGGTACTTCCCATATATGCAATTGACAACAAACGCTGGTGGTTCAGGAACTGGTCGTGCAGACGGTTCAAATTATAACGTGACGCTTATCGGTCAGAATGAATTTACAGCAAAAACAATGAGTTCAATTTTAGCTGCTTCTTTATTAGTTGCTACTTCATAAGTTTAATGGGTTTAAACTTTAAAGGCCATACCATTTTGGTGTGGCTTTTTTAATTAATAGAAAGATGATTTACATCATACGAAATACAACCAACCAAGTGGTTTTGACATTGACCGAAAGCGTGACAATACCAAATCCGTTTTTTATTTTTTCATTTCAGCCATTAGCAACATTAAGCGAATACCAACCTTTGATTTTTTTCACTACCTTAGACCTTTCAAACTATTGCAACAGATACAACTTGTTTGAAATTGTTGAAGATGACAACGGATCAACAAATGGTGGGAATGACATTCCGCTATATTTGAAACCCGGCCAATACCAGTACAAAGTTTATCAGTCAACAACGGATTCATTGAATCCAAACACGTTTGGTTCATTGCTTGAAGAAGGCAAAATGGTTGTTGGTGATTTAACGCAACCAGATCAAGACACAGGTGTCACAGAAATATACAGATAAAAAAAATGAAAATATTCGGAAAAACATTATTTGAAAAACAAACACCGACAACTGAAGTTGTGAATGTGAATGATGGCAAAATGTCGTTTTCAACGCCATTCTTTAAGATTGGGAAAGGTGATCTTGGCAAACCATTCATTAGTAGTTGGTACACCGTTTCAGGAATTGTTCAATTTGGAAGCGAAAACTTGTATCCGCAAATCCTTGATCAAATGTACTACACCAGTCCGATGCATTCGGGGTGTCTTGAATTTATTTCAAGGGCGGCAATCGGTGGCGGTTTTGAATATAAGATTACACCAGTAACGGGAGTTGAAAAAGTTGATTTATACACATTTGAAAAGAAAAACAAATGGAAGAAAATCTTCCGTTATTTGCCAATTGATTTCTTGATTCACAAACGTGTTTGTATGTTGATCAGAAAAGATGTGAATGGCAAATTCGTATCAATGACAAAACTGAATCCAGCAACAATAAGAAACAACCAAGCTGTTGATAAATTCATTTATTGTTTTGACTGGTCCAGAAGAACAGGTTTGATTGAGTACAATAAATACACACCAAACGGAAGGGATTTAGAATCACTATGGGTGTACCAAGCTGAAACAGTTGGCCAAGATACCTATCCGCTACCTTCTTATATATCGGTTTTGAATGATGTATTTCTTGATGGCGAAATTTCTTATTTGCAGAAAAGCAACATTCAAAATTCAATCTGGCCTTCGTTATCAATTCGGGTTCCAAAGATGTTTGAATCAGATGCTGAAAGGGAAGCGTTCAAGCAAGGATTGATTGACAATTCTGGTGCTTCAGGTGCTGGCAAAATTATCATAATGCAAGGCCAAGGATTTGACAACACACCAGAAGTGACATCGATTCCAACAAATCAAAATGACAAGTTATTTGATTCGACCATTGAAAACATCTTGAATAAGATCTGTTTTGCTCACGGGATCAATCCATCAATTATGGGTATTAAAGTTGCTGGTGGAATGGGAAATTCTGAAGAATTACAAATGTCATATTCTATTTTTGAAAAAAATGTGATTATGCCGTTGCGTGATGAACTGACTGAAATATATGATGAATTGCTTGACATTGCTGGCGTGAAAAATTCAATACAAATCAATGACTTCCAAATCATTGAAAAGTCAATTGTTCCAGGTCAAGAAAAAGCAATGCAAGAAGAACAAGAATTGAGTGCTGAAACACCTGAAGAAGAACAGTTGATGACAAACGCTGCAATCACAAACATGACGGGCCGCCATCAACAACAGCTGTTGCGAATCATTCGCCAATATGGTCAAGGCAAAATAAATAAGCAACAAGCTTCTGTTTTATTACGGACGGGCTTGGGATTGAAAGAAGAAGATATTAATTTAATGCTCCAATAAATATGGCAACAGTAATTTTTTTTGTAACCGAAAATTATATAAAGGTGAACACACCAATCACTGCAAATATTAATATTACGGAAATACTTCCTTTGATCCGTTCGGCTTCCGATATGTGGACACAATCGACATTGGGAACATATTTTTATAATGATTTGCTTGTAAAATACAACGCACAGACATTGAATCCAGACGAAGAAACACTTGTTGCATTGATGCAACCATCCATTGCTTGGAGGGCCGCTGCCGATGCCGTGATTGAATTATCTTTTCAGTTGAAAAACAAAGGAATCCAAACGCAATCTGGGGACAATTCCGCCGCTGGTGAATCAAAGATGGTCCAGTTTATGAACCGACACTATGCACAAAAAGCGGAATTTTATGAATTGAAAATGTTTGAATATTTAGTGAAAAATAGGGCCTTATATCCTGAATTTACATCGCAGCTGAATAACAATTCAACGTGTTTAAATTCTTGCAGAAATGGAAGGAATAATTTCAACACACAAATCCTTTTTTCGTAGTGAACATATCGGAACACATAACATACAACGAAGCAACAGTTTCACCAACAGCCATCCGTTTTGGTATTGAAAACACACCAACGGAACACCAGCTGTTTGCAATGCGTATAGTTGCATCTGTTTGTTTTGAACCGTTGCGGCAATGGTATGGTAAGCCGATTCGAATAGGATCATTCTTCAGATGCACATTGCTCAATGAAAAATTGAAGGGGAGTTTGTCCAGCCAGCATTGCAAAGGTGAAGCAATTGATTTTACAACAAACAACAAAGAAGAAAACAAAAAGTTGTTTGATTGGTGCAAGGCGAATCTGGTCTTTGATCAGCTTATCTGGGAATATGGAAATGCAAGCGGTCCCGATTGGGTTCACATATCTTTTCGCCAAGGGCAAAACAGAAATATGGTTCTGACAATAAAAAAAAGCTAACAACAACTGCCGTGAAGTTGCCCCATTAGGGAATCTGTTAATTCAGATACTTGCTTAGATACTTAGTAGAAAGTACAAATATAAAAATAAAAATATGAAATTAGAACAACAACTTGAAAAGCTTGCGAATCTTGAAGATGTGAGCATCAACACGGAAGCAACGCACAATGGTGAACGTATTAAGGACATCTATTGTGAACACCTACCAACAGCAATAAAGGGCCACGAATTGGCTTTGCTTGTTGTGAAAAATCCATTTGCAAAGATTATCATTCAGCTTGCGATCGTGTTATTGACTGCAATCGGCAAGCGTTTTTGCGAAGAAGAAGAAAAAGAAACACCTATTTTTTAATTTGTAATCTCTCTAAACAAGACCTACACCGCAATAGTGGTGTGGGTTTTCTTGCTTTTGGCTTATTTGTAATGAATATAAATAAGAAATAAATGTTGCAAGTGTCAAACAATGAACTACATTTGTCAAACAAAATTAAACAAACAAAATAATTAAACAATGGCAACAGAACTAAAAGGCATTAGAATTGAGATTCAAACAATCAAATTCTTGAAAAAACAAGCAAACCTTGAAGGAAGGACCTTCAGCGGAATAGTAAACAAAATACTTAAAGACTACCAAAATGCAAATAAAAATTAAATCAACCGTTCAACCGGACCACAAATTTATCAGTTATTCCGCTTGGATGAAATACATTAGAAACAGAAACAACAAAGCACTAACTAAAACAATCAAATAAAAATGAACTATGACGATTGGAAACTGATGACACCACCAGATTATGACAATGAAATAGATTACGAATATTGTGATCATTGTGACAATCAGTTTGAACCGGATGAACTTAACAACGTATTGATTGACTTGGTCCCGTTCACACTATGTAAGAATTGTAAAAATAAAGCTGAACAAAATTAATTTAAACCCTAAAAACCCTAAAACTATGAAAACTGCAAAAGAACGCTTTGAAGCTATTATTAAAATGATTGACAGTAATATGATACCTGAAGGGTGCGAAGTCCGTCTATGGATCAATAACTGCACAAATAATGAACTTTTACATCTTGGTGCTGAACTTGGAATTGCTTGCGAGAGAAGAAGCAACAATGATTCACGTTTGTTTCTATGTGTTGAAAAAGATAATTACGAAATAACACTGTGGGCATAATGACAAAGATAAGCAAGCCAAACAAAAGCCAGTCAGTCCACGATTGTTTTATGAAGGGAATGGCTCCGGAAACAGCCGCACAGCATCTTCAGTTGTCATATAAATATGTGAAAATTCGATACGCTGATTTTCTTTTGTTTGCTGAAAAATTAAAGGGCAATGATAAGAAAGATCGGTTCGTTCAGATTGGAGCCATTGAAAGGGAAATGATGCGACTGATTAAAGAGAAGCCAAAGGACAAAAGAATTAATGATTTAGTATATACTTATGTAAACTTTTTACCATGAACAAAGACATCCAGTGGCTACTACTTGTAATCTTTATCAGCATCATCTATGCCGGAAGTTACATCAACAAAAGCAAAGAATCAGAAGAACAGATCAAAGCAATCAAAATTGAATATGTGCTAAAATATCAGCAATATTGCGATTCGGTCACGAACTTTTGCACAAATGAATACGACATTGTCGGAAGATGCACAAACAAAAACAAATAATTTAAACCCAAAAAAACCCAAAAAACAAATGGAAAAACAACTCACCCATTGGAAACGCCTTGAAAATCCGACATACCTCGGATCATACGACTTCCAACCGAACGAAGAAAGAACCGTGACTGTCAAAGATGTAAAGCGTGAAATGGTCAAAGGCCAAGAAGGAACAGAAGAACATACGATCGTGTACTTTGTTGAAGCTTACAAGCCAATGATTATGAACGCAACAAACAGCAAGATGCTCACCAACCTGTCCGGATCACCTTACGTTGAAAAATGGATTGGAACATCATTCAAATTAGTGGTGGTAAAAATCAAAGCATTCGGCGAATTTATGGACGCTCTACGAATAAAGTCCGAAAAAATTACGAAGGTTCTGCCTGAATTAGTCTTAAATTCACCTAACTTTGACAAAGTTAAAGAAGCAATTCAGTCGGGTAAATTCACAATCGAACAAGTGGAATCAAAATACAAAATAAGTCAGGAGGTAAAAGATGCGATTATTTAAAATAAGATGCTCACAGATTGGACAAATAATGTCCAACGCAAAAACAAAAGGTGAACTTTCAGCTGGCTGCAAAACATACCTTGAAAATTGGTACGCCAATGACAACGAAGAAATTCATTCAAAATACTTCGACAAAGGCAATATGGTCGAAAACGAATGCATCGACTTAATGGCTTCAGTCCTTAACAAAGGACTGGCTTTCAAGAATGATGAACATCTTGAAGATGACTTCTTCACTGGAACGTGTGACGTTCAGCTTGATGACTGTATTGTTGATGTCAAATCTGTTTGGGGCCGCAAAGGACTTCATGCAGCTTGCAACGGACTGGATAAAGATTACGAATGGCAGTTGATGGGTTATGCCCATCTATACAACAGACCAAAAGCAATACTATTCTACGGCCTTTTAGATACACCAGCTGAATGCAATTACGGGAATGAAGTAATCTATTCAGATATGCCGATTGAACAGCGTTGGGTTGCTTATAACGTGGAATTGAATCAAGAAGCTATTCAGTCAGTTATTGACAAGGTTGTCAAATGTCGGGAATATCTTGAAGAATACGATTTGAAAATCAAAAGTAAGTTAGGTAAAATAAATTAAAAACAAAAACAAAATGAAAATTACAGGCAAAATCAAAATGATCGGCGAAACTGAACAAGTGTCCGACAAATTCAAAAAACGTGAACTGGTAGTGACTACCTTCGACAATCCAACCTATCCACAACACATCTCAATGCAATGCACAAATGACAAAGTTGTGATGCTTGACAACCTTGCAATCGGTCAAGAAGTATCAATCGAAGCGAATTTGCGTGGGCGTGAGTGGATCAGTCCAACGGGACAAATAAAGTATTTCAATACAATCGAATGTTGGAAACTGGATATAATTGGTGAAGCTGTCAAACCAGATGCAACAGTTCCGGCGGATGATTTGCCATTCTAAAATTTATTGCTAAATTTGTAGCAGAATTTTCTTCTTGTGTTATTGGTCAGAATAACAATCGACATAGTGCAGCAATGCACATACGATTAAGTCCCCATTTGTACTGACCTACATCTGGGGCTTTTCGTTTAAAATCCATCAACTTATGAAAATGCCATTCGGAAAATACAAAGATAAAAACATCACAGAAATCGAAACATCGTATCTGAATTGGCTGCTGAACAATTCAAGTAATTTGGATTACTACTTGAAAAGGTTCATTCAAAACCATCTTGAAAGTCTTGAAAATTCCTTTGTTGATGTCAATGCCGAAGCAATCAAAAAGATTTATTATCAACTTTCAAAGAAATACCATCCCGATATGGGCGGATCAAATGAAGCAATGAAAGCAATTAATGAATTTTACAACCTATTAAAAAAATGATATTCCAATACTATCCAAGCGACATCAAGCAATCAATTCCCATTGGGAACATTGAACTGGACACATTCCTAAAGGTTATAAAAAACCCAAAGCCAGAAACAAAACAGATATTTGAACAGATTCTAATTGCACACGAAAACAATGACCTGAAGCTTAAAGGTGAACTGAAAACTAAATTATACTATTTCACCCCGTGCGTTTCAGTCAAAGGTGCAAGAAGGTATGACAACATTCAATCATTCACTGGCCTTCTTGTTTTGGACTTCGACAAGCTTGGAATCGACTATGCCATTGAGTTCAAACAATACTTATTTGACACTTATTCCTTTGTCATTGCTTCGTGGTTGTCAGCTTCAAAACACGGTGTCCGGGCATTAGTGTCAATACCTAAATGCACAACAGTCGGTGAATTTAAGGAATACTACAACGGAATTGAAAACATTCTGCAAGATTACAAAGGATTTGACAAAGCCGTAAAAAATTGTATATTGCCGTTATTTTTGTCCTATGATGAAAACATTCTGTGCCGTGAAAAATACAGCACATTTTCAAAACGTATCGTACCAGTCATTCAGCCAGTGATCAAGCAATACATTATCACTGACAAAACAAACAACATCAAAGCAATCATTCATTCAGCAATCAGCAAGATTTCAGATGCTGGTCACCCTATACTTCGGGCAGCAGCTTTTGCCCTTGGTGGTTATGTTGGTGCTGGTTATGTGTCTGAAGATGTCGCAATGATTATCATTGAAAACGAAATTGAAAGCAACAGCTACCTGAAACAAAAGTCAAACGTGTACAAACAAACAGCATTCACAATGATTAAAAAAGGACAATTAACACCACTATATTTATGAGCAAGTTCAAAGATTTATCCAAATCAAAAATTTTCAATCCGATTGATTGGTTCAACTTTTATGGTGAGTTTTCCATAATCTTCACCGGAAACAGAAACGCAAACATCATCAACGAAAATGAAGTGTCTTTCTATTCCGATGAAAACATCCGCAAACCGACCTTTGTCTTAAACGCAAAGAATCTTGTCAATGTCAAAAAGGAAAATGAATTTGATCTGGCCACCGGGATTGAAATATCCAAATTTATGCTTTTGACAATCTGCAAATTCAAGGGAAACTACAACACCGCAATGTCATTTGTTTACTACAACTTAATGAAGTCAGAGATTCCTTACATCCGAGTTGGAACAGATTATTTCAAAGTAATCGAGAAACCAAACAGATATTCAGGAAAAAACACAATCATCAAAGTATGGGACAAAGCAACCATTATTGAGGACCATACAAAAGAACTAATGAAGTATATTTTCAGATATGACGAATTTACCATTGAGCCAAACAACAAAATCTATACACCAGTGATTGATGGCTGCTACAATCTATATTCAAAATTCTCACATTCCGAACACATTGACAACGTCACCCTTGATGACATTCCATTTTCAAACGGAATTATGCAGCACTTTTTTGGCGAACAAACTGAAGCTGGATTTCGATATATGAAAATTCTATACGAATATCCAAAGCAAATGCTGCCGATTCTGGTTCTTGTTTCTGAAGAACGTGGCACCGGGAAAACAACCTTCTTGAACTGGATTGAAATGATCTTTGGCGAAAATTCAATTCTTATAAGTCCAGACGCTTTGACCAGAGATTTCAATGCTTTGTATTCAAACAAGAACATCATTTGCATCGATGAAACACTGATCGAGAAATCACACGCTGTTGAAAAACTAAAATCACTGGCAACAGCCAAATCAATCAGCGTGGCCCAAAAATTTGTTTCTGAATACTCAATTCCCTTTTATGGCAAATTAATCCTTTGCACAAACAAAGAAACCGACTTTATGCGGATTGATGAAGATGAAGTGCGTTTTTGGATTCGAAAACTGAACCACATCGACAATTTGAACACAATGATTGAAAAAGACATCTTCAAAGAAATCCCTAAATTTCTCAAATACCTTTCATCTTTGCCAGAAATTGACTTCACCAGATCACGAATGGTTTTTACCAAAGAAGAAATTGCTACTGAAAATTTGCGGAATGTACAAGAAGAAAGCAAATCTGGACTGTTTAAAGAACTTTGTGAACGCTTTGAAGATTACTTCAATGACAAAGAAGTAAATTCATTAGAAG